AAATTAGAACTACAAGTCATCCCCCAAATCTTGTGCTTGTTTTTCTAATACTAAACTTCCTTTCTGAAAAGGCACTCACTAAAGTGGGTGTTTTTTCTTTTTTTGACAAAATGTATAAATAAGAATAAAATTAAGATGTATAAGTATATCGAAAGGAGGGTTACATTGAAAAACGTAAAAAAAGCATTAGGTGAGTTTAAAGAAAGCAAAAAGACATTGCCTAAAAGTTTTGATTCTCATTTAGAAAACATTAAAGTAACTAAAGAGGAGTTAGAACAATTAAAAGAGCATTACAAAGAATATCCAGAATACTTTAGAGATAGAGAAATTGGGCTTTTTAACATTAAAAAGAAATTACAAGTGGTGCTAAATGAGAAAGCGCTGCATGATAACATTGATGAAGCAATTAAATTTTTAAACGAATTACTTAAATAGTTGACGAACTAAAAACGGAAAAATACGTATACTCACGGTAAAGAGGTGGAAAGAAATGGCTAAAAGAAAAGTTGGTAGACCAGTTTCGGTATGGACGCCAGAAAGACTTAAAAAAGTAAATAGAGAAATGGATGAATATACAGAAAACACAGACATACCTATTCTTGCAGAGTTTGCATATACCCATGATTATCAAAGGGAAGAACTATATAAACACGTGGAATTAACACACGCTATTAAAAAAATGATGACAAAAAAAGAAGCTCAACTTGAAAAACTAGGGTTGTTAAACGTTGTTAATACGGCAATGGCTGCTTTTAGTTTAAAACAGTTGGGCTGGCGAGACAAACAAGAGATTGAACACTCTGGCGAAGTAGCAGAGAAAACAAAAGAGTATCTTGATAAGATGTCAAATGTTAGCGACTGATTTAGAGTATACTGAAAAATGGCGGAGTGTGTTGGGCGATAAGAGCCAAGTCTTATTTTTAGAAGGCCCATCACAAACAAGTAAGACGACTTTATCGGGTGTAAAGCTTGTTAAAGAAGCACTCAACAGTCCGAAAGGTCAAACGTTATTTTTCTTGAGCGGAGAAAGCACTAACACATTATACAGAAACTTTATCGAGCCAGAAACGGGCGTTACAAAACTATTCCCAACTGTTGTTAAGTATGTTGGTGGTGGTAGCGCCGGAGGTCAAAGACTTGAAGTAAACGCATACTATGACGGCTATTTAGAAGTTAAGAAGATTTTCTTTGTGGGCTATAAGAACAAAGATAGTGAAACAAAGATTTTAGGTAGTAAGCCATATTTAGTGTTTGCAGACGAGTTTAACAAAGCCCACGATCAATTTGTAAAAGCCATCATGACACGTGTTGCGTCAGTAGGCACAAAACTAATCGCTACATCAAATGGCGATAGTCCAGATAAACTATTCTATCAATACTTGAATGCGTGTAGACCGATAGCTAAATACGCACAAGACGTGCCTATATCAACACAAGAGCAATTAAACGATTCCGAGCCACGTGAAGGGTGGACATATTATTTCTTTGGACTAGATGATAGACCGCTTGTTACAAAAGAGTGGATTCAAAGAATGTATACCATGCACCCAGAAGGCAGTTTTGAGTTTAATAGCAAGGTGTTAGGTATACGCCAACCAACAGAAGGTATTTTGTACGGGCACTTATTAAATAAAATGCATGATGTCAATCTAGAAGACATCAACATGTCAGCAATTATTGAAGTATTATGTGGTGTTGATATTGGTAGTGGTGCAGAAGGGTCTAACAGAGCACGCACAGTGTTTGTGTTGTCAGCATATTCAAGGCAGTATCAACGCATGATAGTGTTAGACGGCATGTTATCAAACGAAATAGGGCACAAAGAAACGATAAAAGAGCTAAACGGGTTCTTAAAATATTGGTATGTAGATTTTCAGCACAAAATGAAAGGCGTGTACATAGACAGTGCAGAGCCAGCATTCATAGCTACAACTAAAAAAGACATTTTCACACACTTAATAGATGTTAAGCCGAGTGTTAAAAAGAATGCTTTAGTAGATAGCAAAACACGTGTAAGTTTAAAAGAACAAATGATACATAAACACCGCATGTTGTTTGCTAACACAAAAGGTGCACAAATGGTAAAGCAACAGTTAGCAAAAGTTAAAGGGTTAAATGGTGTAACCATTGACGAAGATTTACTGCATAACGACATAAACGATGGACTAGACTATTCAATGACGCCAAGATACGCAAAACTAATGAAAGCACCAGTTTAGGAGTGATTAAATGAAAAACTACGGTTTTAACTTGAAACACAACGATTTATTAAACCAGTTAGATTCAAACGTGAAGTTTGAGCTTAACCTCTACAAAAATAAAGTCCTTCTAACTGGCGACGCTGCAACAGTTGAAAGATTTTACAAAGAGGACATCGGCAAATTTAGTTCATTAGATAAATATGAAAAACTTGTATATGACAGTTCGTTTTGGCAAAATGTAGAATGGCACAACGCAAGAGTTTTCTTTGGAATTACAAAAATGATTAATGACGCTTTTGTAAGGCTTGTTACAAATGGCGGTTTTGATGTAAGAGTTAACAATAACGATCAAGACACCGAACGTTTAGAAAAAATCTTAACATTCAACCAATTCAAAGACGCACTTTGGGGAAAAGGCGAAAGCTTTCAAAGTGGGTTAGGCTATTTCGCATATAAAATAGACATTGATACCGAGATTGCAAACGTTCCTATTGTTGAGTTAATTGACCCATCACAAATTGAAACGATAACTAAACGTGGGTTTGTAGTCGGTTTTAAGTTCAAGAAGCGTTATCAAATCAACGATACAGATTACGAAGTTCATGAAGTGTACCGAAAAGAAAATGGCAGTCCTTTACTTGAATATCTAGTATGGCGAGATAACGCAAACAATGGCGAGTATGTACCGTTTGAAAAGCTAACAATGGAAGAATGTGCGGAGCTTGGGTTATTAGACGACAAAGGGAAAAAAATAAACCCCATCAATACAACGTTTGAAAATTTAAGTGATATTCCCGTTATTCTTAAAAACAACACAGCATACAATACGTTTTTTACTCAATCACCTTATGGTGAAGCTGATACACAAGGTATTGATACGATTGAAGACGCTTTGAGTGAAACTTTATCAAGTATGATTGAAGAAATAAGAAAAGGTCGCATTAAACATTTCATCAGTGAAGAACTTTTAGAAACTGGTGCAGACGGAACTAAAAAAGGTTTCAGCGAATTCAAAACAGCATACGAGCTTGTGAGTGGCGCAACCGAACAAGAAGGCGGAAAGTCTTACATCACGACGGAACAAGGTAAAATCAACAGTGAAAAGTATTTAGCTGGCGCACGTGAGTTAATTGCTAACGCTATAAACAAAGCTAACTTACACCCAATAACGGTTGGAGTTACGGGTCTAGAAAGTATAGTTGCAAGTTCAGAATCACAACAAGAGAGAGAAAAAACAAGCTTACGAACACGAGAAATGAAACTAAAATCATGGCGTAAGTCGTTAGTTAAATTGTTTAAACTATTACTTGAAACACAAGATATAATAGAGAACAAAAAACCACAAGAATATAACATCACGATTGATTTTGGAGAGTTTACAAATCCTAACCCTGAAAGCGTAATAAATTTACTTGGCAAATCAATCCAAGAAGGGTTAATGTCAACTCAACAAGCAATTAAGAAATATCATGGCGAAGATTTAAGCGACGAAGAAATATTGCTTGAAAGTATTGCTGCACGATTAGAAGGTAACAAACAAATCACAGCAAGTGAATTACGTTGGTATGATAGAAAGATCGCTGAAATCAATAACATTGAATACAATGCAAGCCCAATGGCTAGCCCTAATCCAATTATAGAAGAAGAATAATGGAAGGCACAGTATTACCAGAAAAACGCGATTACCAACGTATAGAGCCGAGCCAAAAATCACGCCAACGATTAAGAGAGCGTGGGTTTACATGGGTTTTAAGTTCAAATGTTAGCGCAGTAAGAACTTACGAAAAAGACCTTTACATAAGATTCCACAACGGCAGTTTATATAAGTACCCAAACAGAGCAAACTTATTTGAGCCTATGCTTGAAAGTAGTTCTAAAGGTAGATTTGTATGGAACGAGTTAAGGCGTAAGAATGTGGCGTATTCAAAAGTTGGTGCTATGCCTTTAGATGAAGATGTAGAAGGTAGCGATTTAGAAATCATGCAACCGTTAATCGGTCATGAACTAATGAAAACATTGCAACAACGTGAGTTAGGTGTTTCAATATCTGTAATGACCGTTATGGAACTGCAAAGCTTACAACAAATGTTGATAAACGTGGTTTAACCACGAAATCATATAGGAAGCCAACCGTAAATGGCAAAATGTCGACAGACAAAAAATCGGAGGTAAGAAAATGGAAGAAGAAAACATTCAACCAACTCAAGATTCTAACACCGAGAATCAAGAGGTAGAAAGTACGGTGGAAAACAACGATAACACAGTGGAAAACACTGAAAATCAAGAAGATTTAGTTGCTAAAGCAAGAAAAGAAGCACGCACTGAAACTTTGAGAGAGTTATCAAAAACTTTAGGGCACAATTTGTTTAGTGATGAAGATATAAAAAACTTCAAAGAGTCCTTAAGTCAAAAAGTCGACAAAGAAGAATACGAAAGCGCAACTTCAAAACTTAAAGAGTATGAAGAAATCGCAAAAGAGCGAGATGTGTTGCGTGTTGATAACGCCTTGTTGAAAGAAAACATTAACCCAGAGTACACGGACAAAGTTAAGAAGTTGATAAATGTAGAAATGCAAAGCAACGAAAATGCCAATGTTGAAGACGTTGTAAAATCAATTGTAGAAGACTTCCCAATCTTTGTATCGAAAGCGCAAAAAGCAGGAATGTATATGGGTAATGAAAATCAAACCAAAACTGGTTATGAAAAAGAATTAGAAAAATATAAAGGTAACCCTTACTTTAAAGGGAAAAACTAAATTAAAAGGAGAAATATATTATGCCATTTTTAGAAACTAATGCAATGAAACGTGGAGAAGAAACAGTAGATACAAAGTTCAGCGCTTTGATTGAGCCAAATCTTTTCCCAGACCAAATTTTCCAACCAAACATCACATTTACTGATAAATACCAAACTGATGGTGCTGGGCAAATCTTTGTTCGCAAACTCGGTAAAGGTATAGTAGACAGAACTACAACTAATAAGTTCACACATCAACAAACCGCTGATGTGTTAATCCCTATCACTTTAGATGAACACTTCAAACAAAGTGAAGAAATCTATGAAGCTGTAAATGTAGCACGTACATCTGGAACTGGTGTTCAGAAGTTTGAAACATTAATGAGTAACGTGCAATCAGAGTGGCAAACAGTAGCCCACACTAAATTAGTAGCTGGTGCAACAGCATTTGCTACAACCACTGCAACAGCGCAAGCTGACGTTTTAAACACAATCATTGATGTTCGTAAACAAGCACGTGATGGAAGCGCAATGCCAGATGTTATTATCGCTTCAACAACATTCTTTGCTAAAATGTTAAAACAACTTTCTGGGAAAGAGTATATTCCAAATACAAATGATGAAACTTTAAGAACTGGTAGCGTCGGACGTATTATGGGAATGAAAGTTTACGAATCTAATTTACTCGAAGATGACGGGGCTGCTGGAAGCACCGAATTTGTAATGTACGACCATCAAGCATATTCAATCCTTACACAAGTTATTGCTGCGCGTATTATGGACGCTGGAAAAGACTGGGTTGGTAGTGTTGCACAAGCACACTTAATTTCTGGATTCAAAGTAACTACACCAGAACGTGTTTATAAAAAAGTAGTTGCATTATAGGAGTGTTATAAATGTCAGAAATTCTAATTAAAAAAGGTGTAATTCAAACCAAAATACAAGATAAAGCACTAAAACCATATCTTGAAAATGGGTGGGAAGTTATACAAAAAGAAGAACCTAAAGAAGTCAAAACATCATTAGATAAATACACTAAAAAACAACTTATGCAAATTGCAAAAGAAAACAAGGTGTATATCAAAGATAGAATGACTAAAAAGGAAATTATCGAAAAGATAGAGTATAATAAAGTACCTTACAAAAAAGTAAATAACGACGGATTCACTGACAATTTAATTAAATAATTTAGGGTGGGGTTTAATGCCCTGCCCTATTTTAATAGGAGGCACATAATGGAATATTCAAAAGAAGAAAGCCAGTATTACATCACAGAAGAAGATGTTTTGAATTATAGCGCTATTACATCTAACCAAATTAAAGAATTAGCGCAAGAGTATTCTTCAAGCGCAAGTTTATTAAGAGATATAGCAAGAAGTGTGTATACATTTATGTATTCACATTAT